CAACACTAACCCTAACCCGTACTCATCCATTACTTGCCTGCCTTAACCATCTGTCCGTGCTGATTACACGCTACTTCACGCACCTTAATGAACACTTCCACCTTACGGTCACAGCGTGGACAACAGTACACGCCCTTAGGCTGTAACTTCGCTTCCTTACCCATAATGAACCTCCCAGTCCAATTTACTATCTGCTCACGGTGAGCAATTGGGTACACGAACACGGGGAAATGCCCGTGTACCCTCAACCAACCGTGACTACTTAGCGGACACCTTCGTGTAAGTGTAGTACAATGTCGGTGCTTGGTCATCCGCATCCACAATGGACGAGGCAACAAGCGACTGGATGACAACCTTCTGCTCGGTTCCGTCCACCTTGCGGACATCCACAACCTTGCCTGTCTCCAACACCTCGGTAGCGTTGTCAAACGCAACCGTCCACCACTTGTCATGCTTCGCATAACGACCGAATGTTGCTACTGCTAATTTTTTGCGTGCCATGATGTCCTCCCAGACTGGCTCGTGTGGCTGTTCGTTCACGAACACCTAATGTCGCAACACCATGTCGCAACCACCACTCTACCTCTTTGACGCACACACCCACCTACGAGTGTGTGTGTCGCTGTATCATTCGGCATCACCGAACGACACAACAACTCTTTGACGCTCACACCCACCAACGCAGGCATGAACACCATGTCATTCAGCAACGCCGAACAACTGCCCCTCAATCTTTGACGCACACACCCGCCCCCGCATATAGAACAGCAAGAAAACAGTCTGTTCCGTTCGGGTCCGCCCGCCTGCGTTATCGGCTCAAAAAGTTGGGGAAACTGTGCGGATGCGGGTGCGCCCGTGTGTTTACAGCGATTTACTGGTCTCTAATGCGGGTGGGGGGGCGTGGGGGGGGTACGGCACGCTTCGTTCTGGTACTCTATGACCTTAGAGCCAGAGGGCAGTTTCTGGATTGTGGGTTATATGACCTGTCCATGCTATGACGGTGGTCACATGGGGTGGGGGTCTAACAATAGGGGACCCTTATATTATATGGTGTGTTATATAACTTAACAGTCCCATTTACGCAAAGCCAATGCTTTGCGAGTTGGTCGTCCCTTAGAGTCTCTCATAGGTCCTTCCATGCCGCCCATTCTTGCACAGAATGATTTACGGCGTGCTGCTTTCTTGGGTGATTTTTTGGCAGCCTTAGCGGTGACAGGTGGTTTCAGGGTTCCACCTGTTTGAGCCTTGTAAGATGCACGACCTTTGGCGTTTAATCCGCCTGCTGGGTTCTTGCCTTCTTTTCTTGTCCACGCTGCTGTTTTAGCCATTACCTGTACCTTGCAGTTTTCTTTGCAACCTGAGAGGGTTGCTTAACAAATTGTTTACCAGACTTAGTACCCTCACGCTTCTTCTTGGTCGTAGCAGCATACTCCGCTGACGACAAAGCCTTTATAGCCTTCTTAGGCAAATAGCGTTCACCTGTAGCCTTAGGTCCCTGAGTGGATGGTTTACCAGATTTAGTAGTCCACTTCTCAGATGTCCACTTGCTAAGACTAGATTGTTTAGCGGTTTTTGGACCAGAGTATCCTCCACCAGCCTTCTTGTAGCGTTGTGCTACCAGTTGCGCTTTACGAGCAGACCACTGCCCTGCCTTACCCCCAGAAGTGCCAGCCTTAACGGAAGCAACAATTCTGGCACGCAACTCTGGTTTAGTGTAACCCATTACTTTTTCGGTTTCGGCTTCTTCTTAGCCAACAACTTAATTAGCACACGGTCCTGCTCAGTTATATTCATTTTCCATCCAATCATCATCCAAAAACGAGGCATGCTCAAACTGTTCAACAGTATGAAACAAAGCCCTAAGAAACATTACCACAAAACCTAATGTGACAAAAACTGTCCCTACTATTAGCAGCATTGTTCCTATCATAACACCCACCTTGTCCATGCTAAACATGTTTCTTGTTGTTTCTATTTTAGAATAGTATTGTCAGTTACGCAGCCACACTACACTGCGTTTGTGTGGCACAACCTACTGGATTGTGCCCCCCCTACCCCCCCATACTAATATTGTGCTGTTCCCTATACAAGTTGAATACAAGTTTTTATAAAACCCAACACCCACAACAACTAACCACCAAATGTAACACAACTGTAACAAACATTTAACACAACTGTAACAATCCCTATAGGGAACAGAACACCCTTAGTGAATGTCAGAAAACTCTAACACACTGGACGCTAGGCAAGAAAAGTTTTTAAACTGGCTGTGCACCCCCGCCAACGGCAGGGTGCCCTCCAGCCAAAACCAATATGCCAAAGTAGAAGGCGTGGACGAAACCACACTTAGACGCTGGAAAAAGAAACCAGTGTTCAAATCTGAATGGGAACGCCGAGTCAACGAACTTCAATCATCACCCGAAAGAACACAACAATTGCTGGACAACCTGTTCCAGCGTGCTCTTGAGGGGGATAACAATTCGGCTAAACTGTATTTGCAGGCTACTGGTCGTTTGGCTCCAGTTCAATTTCAGGTTGAGCATAGTGGCAAAGCGAGCGAGTTGTCTGATACGGAGTTGTCTGAGTTGATTGCCGCTGGGGCGGCTTCTGAGCAGCGTTTCCGTTTGGAAACCAAAACAGTAAAGGCTATTGATGACAACAACTAATGATGCCATTTTTGAGGCTTTGTCTGTTGCGTACCCAGACAGTGGTCAAACATTGGGTGACTTGCTATATGCTTTTTGGTCTGATAACGGTTTACAGTACCGTGGAACCTTAGCATACCAATTCTTTAAGGATAATGGTGCTACGGGTGATACTTTAGGCGATTTGGCTAATAGTTATTTCTCAGATGTTTATCCTACCCAGTTTGATATTGAGAACTTTGACACGGACGATTATGAGGAATGGTTAGAACTGGCAATTTTTGACCGTTTTGACACGGTTGAACAGCAAGTTATTTTAATTTAGGGAACGGACGGTTTATATATATGGCAACTTTTAGCAAACAAATTCTTAGCGGTTCAACAGATGGGGCAAGAGTTCTTATTGTTCCTACTAGCGGTACTGGAACCACAATACATACAGGTAGTTCTACAGCGACCACAATTGACGAAGTATGGCTCTATGCTTACAACAACCATACTTCTGATGTTCTACTAACAATTCAATGGTGTGGCACATCGGCTGAAGACCAAATTCAATTTACTGTCCCATTTAGAAAAGGTTTGTATCTCATGGTGGCAGGTCTTCCTATAAAAGGTAACGCTACTCCGTTGGTTGTTCGTGCTTTTGCCGCCACGGCGAATGTTATTACTATTCACGGGTATGTTAATCGCATCACAGCCTAAGGTCATCTTAGATGCCTAGTTTCATTAAGAATACATCAGGTGGCACAGCGGTTAGCGGTGGTGCTTTGGCACCACGCAGTCGGCGTGGCAACACCAATCAGGTTGATAGTTATTGGCGTGGTGGTGTTGGACTTGCTCCATCTGTTGAATATGTGATTATTGGTGGCGGTGGCGGTGGTAGTGCTGGTCAAACAAGTGTCAACTATGGCGGTGGCGGTGCTGGTGGAGTAAGCAGAAGTGGAACCAGTAGCGCACATTTGTCACCATTTACGGTAACTGTTGGTAGCGGTGGTGCTGGTGCAGGTAATACCGCTGGAATTGCTGGAGGGAACGGTACATCTTCTGTGGCACTTTCTGTTACTGCTACCGCTGGCAATGGTGCGCCGATAAATGGCGTTGGTGGTGCTAACGCTGATTATTCAGGTGGTGGTCTTTCGGGAATAAATGGTGGCGGTGGTGCTGGTGCTGGAGGCAACGGAGCAAGTGGTGGTTCAGGTGGAACGGGTGCTACTTCATCCATAACTGGTTCTAGTGTCTGTCGTGGTGGTGGCGGTGCTGGAGGGGAAAATGGACAAGGTGGTGCATCTTGTGGTGGTGGAAGTAACGGAAGTTGGGCTGGTACAACCAATAGTGGTGGTGGTGGTTCAGGTAGCGGTACAAACGGTTCATCAGGTAATGGTGGTTCAGGTATTGTGATTATTGCTTACTCCTCTGAATATCCAGAAATAAGTTCCATTGGTGCAGGTCTTACATATTCGGTTTCGCTTGTTTCTCGTTCTGGATTTCGTGTGTATTCATTTACGGGTGGTACGGGAACGGTGACATTCTGATGGCACATTACGCATTTCTTGACGACAACAATGTTGTGACTGAAGTTATTGCTGGTCGCAACGAAGATGAAGTGGTCAATGGCATTTCTGATTGGGAAACTTATTATGGGGAGTTCCGTGGTCAGCGTTGCGTTCGCACTTCATACAACCACAACATTCGCAAACAGTATGCAGGTGTAGGTTTTACTTACGATGATGTAGCGGATGTATTTATTAGACCACAACCTTTTCCTTCATGGTCGCTTGATTCCAACCATGATTGGCAAGCACCAACACCAAAACCTGAAGGTAATTTTTATTGGGATGAGGAGTCGCTCTCTTGGCTCGCTATTCCCGTTGGCTGATATTCCTACCTAGCGTTGTCCTCGCCTTATTTGGCACAGTAACAAACGCTGAACCCGTACAAGGTTTAAATGCTACGGGGTATATCGTTACCGATATACCACCAACGAAATCCGATATTGTTTATGAAACTTGTGGTTCGGAACTAGAAAACAACATTAACCGTAGTTTTAATGGTGAACCGTTTCAGGATTGCCCTGAAGATATGTTTATGGTTCATTACACGGGTTCTATTATTATTCCCGCACATGACACTATCCAGTTTTGGTTGGCTTCTGATGATGGTGGAACTATAAAGATTGGCATGGACGAGTTCGGCTTTTGGGGTGACCAAGGTTGTTCTGCCACGGAATCAGGGTTTCTAGATTTGGATGCTGGTATCCATAGTTTGGATGGCTGGTTTTATGAGTCGGGTGGTGGGACTTGTTGGATGTTGGCTTGGCAAATTGATGATGAGCCTTGGCAAATTGTTCCCGATGAGGCTTTTATTGCGAATGGAGAATCATGGAGTACTACAACTGTTCAGACAAGTACGACTACAAGTGTTCCCGAAACAACAGTTGTGGAGACAACAGTTGTTTCTGTTCAGACATCTATTTATACCAGTACTTCGGTAACAACGACTTTGCCAGCGACTACGACCAGCGTGACGGTTGAGCAGTCCACAACGACCACAGAAGCCGAAAAGCAACCAGTACAGCAAGTACCTGTATGGGTTGAGCCTGAACCCATAGTAGAAACAACCACAGAAGATACGGAACCCATTCCAGTAATCCTAGAAGAAGTTGAAGAAGTAACTGTAGAAACATATCCTGATTTTCCTGAGATTGTAGATGATGTTGTGGATGAGGTTGTTGTTGATGATACGGTTGCTAATTATATTATAACAGAGGATAGTCAACTTGAAAAAGTTATTATTGAAGATACTATTGTTGATATATTAGACGAAGTAGAGTTAGAAGAAATCCTTGAGGATGTTAAAACAATAACAGTAGAGGAAGCGGTTGCTGTTGCGCAGGATGCCCAGTTTGTTGAATCGTTATCATCTGAACAGGCTGTTGCAGTTTTTGATGCTGTTGTTGTTTCTGACCTATCTGAAGAGCAGATTGATGCTATCGTTGAAGCAGTTCAGGATGCACCAACTGAGGTTCGTGAGGCGTTTGAGCAGGAGATAAAT